CTGAGTACCTTACGAACCCAGAACAGTTGCCACCAGAGCAGCCTGATCCAGCGCAAGAACTACAACTTGAACTTATGAAAAAGCAGCTTGAGGTTCAAGAGCGCCAGACAGCATTGGGTGAGATGAAGGCACAGATGGAAGCCCAGAACATGCAGATGAAACTGGAACTTGAGCGTCTGAAAGCAGAGAACCAATTCGCCATACAGAGCGATAAAGTTGATCTGAATGAAGCCCAACTTAACCATAAGAAAGTAATTGATACCGCAGAACTTTTGCTTGCACAACAGGCAGACGAGATCACGGCTATCGCCTCACCGAATGCCTAGTGCATTCATGTAAATGTTCTTAAAGGAGAGCAGTAATGAGTAGTGAAGAAGCATTGGTACACAAAGGCGAAGACGCAGAGTTGCTATTGGGTTTAACAGCCTTTACCAACTTGGTGAATACGCAAATTGAAAATGCAACACAGCAGTTTTTCGCCAGTACGCCTGAACAGCATGAACAGCGAGAGGATGCCTATGTGCAATACCGCGCCTTGGCTGATCTTGTTAATACCCTAAGACAGCAAGTTGAAGTCTTAGATCAAATTCGCAACAAAGAAACACCAGAAGAGGGGTAGCACTATGTCTGAAGATAACGTGCAGCAAGACTTTGATTTTGGAAGTGTCGATCAAACGGCAGAAGCCATTTTAGCAAGCTGGGAGGACGCTGATAAAAGTCAGCCATCTGAGGAAAGTGAGTTAGAGGCGACAGATGAATCTACGGATGAAGAAGAGACTATAGTAGAGGAATCTGAAGAAGAGGGTAACGAAGAAACCGAAGACGAAGTTGAGTCTGAAGAAGACCCTGAAGAGTCCCAGGATACCGAGGAAGAAGCAGAGGAATCACCAGAAGAAGTCGATTTGGCTGATGATACTCTTGTTGAACTTCAGGTTGATGGTGAAACGAAGCAGGCATCTTTAAAAGACCTCAAAAGACTTTACGGCCAAGAAGCATCCCTCACACGAAAGTCTCAAGAAACAGCAGCCCAACGTAAAGAAGCCAATGAAGCACTGGAACGCGCAGATGCATCATTACAGGCTATGTTGACTCGCGCTCAAGAGCGTTACCAGCCCTACGAAGAAGTCGATATGTTAGTTGCCTCACGGCAAATGAATCCCGATGACTTTGCGGCATTACGCGCTGAAGCAAAAGCAGCAGAAAGCGATCTGAAGTTCTTTCAAGAAGAAGCCAATAGTTTCTATAGTGACCTCAAAAACAAGCAAGCAGCACAGCAGCAAGAAAGTGCAAAGCAATGTATTGAGGTTCTCAAAAGAGAACTCCCTGAATGGAATAGTGATTTATATAACGACATCAGGAAGCATGCTATCAGCAACGGGCTACCCGAAGAAAGTGTCAATCAGTACACCGATCCTAACGTGATCATATTGCTCCATAAGGCAATGATGTTTGACAAGAATAAGCAGGTAGCAAAGACAAAGAAAGCTAAAGCACCCACAAAGATTCTACGCAGCAAGAAAGCACCGCCTAATAAAACTGAGCAACGTCTCAGCAAGCAGAAGGCAGCGCAAGACCGTTTGCGGAACAGTCCAAGTGGCGGTAATGATCTAGATGACATTGCAGAAATGCTGATGGCCAATTGGGAAGCTGAATAACTCAACTTTTTATTTTATCTCTTAGGAAAAAATTAACATGACTACCTTAACAACATATGCAATTGTCGGCAAAAAAGAAGATGTCTCTGCATCAATAGCCAACATATCTCCCTCTGCAACTCCTTTCCAAACCATGATCAAAAGCGAGAAAGTATCTGCTCGTAACTTTGACTGGCTTGAGGATGACCTGAGAGCAAGTTCTGCTGCGGGCCTCGTAGAAGGCGCGGATGCTGCAATGACCGCCGTTTCTCAGCCTACTTCTCGTTCAAACGTCACTCAGATCATCGGTGAATCTTTTCAGGTTTCCGCGACTTCTGACGCAGTGGCTACTCATGGCCGCGCTAAGGAGACTGCGTATAACTTGGCCAAAGTTTTAAAGCAGGTCAAGAAAGACGTAGAAAAGTCAATGGTCGGTGTATCTCAGGCAGCGGTAAATACCAACGCCAACACTGCGCGTAAGATGGCTTCAATTGACCAGCAGATTTCTACTACTGTAGATGCAGGTGCCAACAGTGCCGACCCACTTACAGAAGCTAAGCTGCTTGAGTTAGCAC